AAGAAGTGCCTGCTACACCGTCTCTACTTCCTTGTCCACCTATACCACCTTCACCGCCAACACCACCTTGTGCTGATGTAAAATTATCAATAGCACTTGTACCACCATTACCACCAGAGTTACCTTGTATTGTACCAGAAACGCTAGACTTTTTACTTTTACTTTCTCCTCCTGATCCTCCCGCGCCTACTCTAATCGTTAGCACACTTCCAGGAGTTACAGAAATTAATTGTGTCTTTAATGCGCCTTGACCGCCATGACCTCCTGCACCCATATTTAATCACCTCCATTTAATTTCCTGTTTCTTTTTTCCAAGATCCAAAACCGCCCCCACCACCACCTGCACCAGCCACAGTAACCGCAAGTGTTGTTACACCTGCCGGAACAGTGAATGTATATGTACCGGGTGTGCGCCATTCAATCTTATTATATGGGGGTTTACCACTATTTAAAATAGCTTTACTACCATTTTTAGTAACACGTCCTATTGTCATCCTGCTATCAGTAGTTGCACCAATAGGTATATAACAGTTTATGTCATCAATTTTGTTTGGAATGTATTCAGTCCCCGCTTCAACAATAGTGGAGTAGGCTTTAGTTGTTTGCTCTAAGCCAGTTTTTTTGAAATGTAATTTCTTTGCAAGTTCTGCCATGATATCACATCATTCTATCCAAAATTCAGCACCATTAGGTAACACCAAGTGTCCCTCTGAGTTAAAACGTGCTAACTCCAACCATGCGCCCCATGCACCTGCATAATATAATCTGTAAAAAGTCCGATTGTCGAAGGGATAATGTGTTATAACTTGTCTTACATTAGTAACATTCGCCATATCTACATGAAGAAAGAAAGCAGTTTTCAGAGGTGCATTAGTTATAGTAGCCGCTTCAGCATCAGTAGGACTGTGATAGTCCCCTGTCTCTAAATAAGTATCAAGATTACTGTTTGCAGGGATATAAACACTGTTAGGCAACTGATTCTTAGGAACTTTGCCCTCCACCAAGTCCGCTTTATTCGCAAGCATTTCATCACTCTTTGCTTTATCGTAATAATTAGACATATCTACTTTATTGGCGTTTTGTGCGGCTCTATCGGCTTCCTTTTTAGCTCTGTCCGCTTCTTTTGTAGCTGTAGTAGCTGAAGTGTCTGCGCTCTCTTTCAAAGAGTTTACTTCTTCTGTTTTTTCTGTGACAAAGCTTTTAAAAGTATCTTTCAACTGAGTAAGGTATGTCTCTGTTGAGGCTTTAAGGTTATTAATAGCTTCTATGGCTTTATTTTTGATGTCTGTAATTTCAGTAATAGCTGAGTTCTTAACTTTTATCATTTCTGAAATAAAGCCTGTTTTGACATCTTCAACGTACTGTTTAGTTACAGCATCTTGCGGCTCCACAGGGTCGCCCACATTGATAATCCTATGAAACCTAGCGTTCCAACCGATAGTCCCTTCCATAACGATACTATTGGTCTTTGTCCAGTCCTGCTGTTCCTCTAAGATATGAAGCTGTTGGACTTGATTAATTGTCATATCAGATGCTTTAAGGACACTCGCATCTGCCCAAGATACCAAACGGTCAGTTGTTGTTTCCCTATAGATCACAACATGGGAACCACTTATAGGAGCCACAGTAAACTCTATTTGACGATTGATTATGACATAATCTTCACCATAGGTTAACACTATATCATCTACATTTGTTTTAACAAAAGAAGTACGCAAATAGTCAAAAGGGATATCAAAAAGTTTCTGTGAACCCGTACCTGTGTAGGTAATAGAGGTCTTTAATTCCGTTGCTATATGTATCATTTCCTTTCTTTTAATGATATAATAAAGACACACCACAAGTGACCTGAAAGGAGACTCATGGCATGTCTGATAGATTGATTTTTAATGTTGTTGTTACTCTTTTAATAATAGTCTGTTCGATACCCGTTGTCATAGATAATTCCAGTGAAACACCTATGTTTATACATATTGGGTTCCCTGTTTTTATATTAGTCACCTTTTGGTGTTTAATGTATTCCGCAAGAAAACATTAGCGTTCGGCAAGATGTAATTCGTCAAACATTTCTTCCCTCAACTTCATAATCAAAAGATTATTCTGACCCGGGAACAACGAGAGAGCTTCTTTCAGTTGTCTTTGGGTCATTTCTTTTTCCTGAAAAGGAAGTAACGCTGTTTTGCCAATATCAAGAGCTGTATCGACAGCAGGTAGCTGAGTAATTAAACCACCAATACTACCTTTTGGGTCTTCTAGGATATTCTTATTTGTTTGCTTTCTGTTTACAGTAGTACGTAATGTAGGCATACCCAAAGGACTCAAACCGGTTGCTTCCAGTAAATCATTAGGAGTAGATAACAACGAACCACCTATAGGGCTACGCAAAAGCCCTGCTATGGCTAACTTATTGTTTAAATATTTATCTAAGTATTCCTTACGTTTGTACTCATTGTCTCCAAACATTGCCCACCCTCGCATATAAGCAACAGTAGCAACTGCGGCGGCATTAGTTGCAACACCAAAAATAGTAGACATCACGTCATCCAGTTCGTGATTAAACACTGCTCTTAATGTCTGACTATGGGTTGCTCTCATGGTAAAGTCTTTGAACTGAAAGAACACTCTCCAAAATGGTGAGCTTTCTTTTAGGAGGTTTGTAGTACCTATGGTCTCCTGCGTGATACACCTTTGCGCCTGATAATCAACCAAAGTTCTCAGTTTAGCTAAAGCAGTAGCATTATCACGTGCGAGACCTGCTAAGTCCATATCGGTTATAACACCATTCTTATCACGCTTCATATAGTTTCTTAAAGTTTCCTTAAAGGCTTCTACATCTTTAATTCCAGCCGCTTCTAATTTTTTCATACTGAAGGGGTTCCGCCATTTAGAAAATTCTTTACCATTACACCACATAGCAACGTCGATCAGTGTATGTTTTCGAGCACTTTCAATCATAAAGTTTGTTAGTTTTTGAAGACCATTTATAGATGATACAGCGGAAGCACCAGTATTTACTACACCAGCAACTGCATCCAACCCTGAAGCTATTTTACTTCCTGTATTATCAACACGACTAAACATATCTGATGATGTCGCTCTAGCATTGTGCCAAAGATATTGATAAGTATTCTCACCAAAAAGGAAGTGTTGAGCTTCATTGATTATGTCGTCAATCTTCTCACCATATCGCATTTCACGAATAGGTATTAAATCCAATGCCGCATCAGCCCCCGCATAAGCCATAGTTCCTGATATTTCAGATAATTGGTTGATACCCATATTGGCACCATTACGAGCATAGGACATAGTAGACAACATACGAGTAAAGGCATCAAAATAAGTCTTTGGTTCCTGCTGACTTGAAATACCTCTTAACCTGTCTATAGTAAAATCAAAAGCCTTTAAGTCCTCATACATAGCCGACCTAGAGATTTTCTTATTATTTACTGCGGACTGTAGTTCGTTCTCAATCTGTTTGCGGAGGTTCACAATATTATCTACAACATTTTCTTCAAACCCATATGCGTTGACATTTTGTCGCACCTTGTTACTAAATAAATTGTGGAGAGATATTTCCCCAGCAGTTCTATTAAGCAAGAAAGGAACAGTACTGTCAAAATCATAGGAACGCATGGCTTCATCAAAAGAAAAGTCCATACCCCAAGGGTCTTTCAAAGTAGTTGAAGTATCCATAGGAAACCTATGTTGCAGGAAGTCAAGCTGACCTACTTCGTTTGAACGGATGTTTCCGACTGTCATCGAAGACGTATTCTTATCGACAACCCCAGTAGCCCACGCTTTAGCTTCTTTCTCAACCTCTGCTTCTACCATTTCTTCAGAAACTATAACCCGCTCCGGAGCTTTCTTTATGGAACCATCTTTAACACCCTGTTCAATTTTAGCTCTCCATTCTTTCTCTAACCTTTCTTCTAATCGCTGTTTGATAACATTACGTTTAGCCGCCTGTTTTCCGTATTTTGTCAGAAACTCTATAGCTTTTTCGTCATTATCAAACATAGACACGAAATGCGCTCTTTTATCATCGTCAATAAAACGCCAAAATTCGTCGTCTATTGTTTTCCATTCATCAGGCAGAATAGGTTTTCCTTCACCAAAAATTTTGTGACAATTCTTCAGTAAATCAATTTGTGCATCCCTGAGTTCTTTAAGGGCTTTGGCACCTTTCATAACTTCAGGAGACCATGTTTTACCTACATATCCTGCCTTATTGTTGCCATACAGGAAATTATAACATTGAATACATTCTTCATTATATTGTTGTTTCAAAGCATTACTAAAGCGTCCACGTTGTCCTGTACGGGCTACTAAGGCTTCTTGACGTACCTTCATGTAGTTATTGTACGGCTCATTCAGCCTGCCGATTAAGGTTCGTTTCTGAGACTCTGTTGTGACAAAATCTAATGCTTTATTCATATAAGGGTTGTCTAAAGAACGTCCAATAAACTTTTGGAGAGTTTTAGATGCAGAGGTAGCCGCTAAAGTGTATGGAGTCGCAAAGAGTTTCCAACGTGCAAGCATCTTTCCGAGACCACCTATTTCTCCTGTTACTAACTCGTTGACTTCATCCAATTTCTGAGGGTTAAGTATACTTGTCTCAGAAAAACGGAAGTTATGATAAACAGAAGTGCCATCCGGTAAAGTCCGATAACCCTGTGAGGTTGCTTTGTGAGAACTTGCTGAACGTGTTATAAGGTCAATAAAATCCCCCTCAGTCATACGCCCTTTAACACCTAGAGTATTCATTCCCTTGTCGAGCTTCTTTTTTATATCTCTTATAAGTGGATTATTAGGTTTTGCTTCTTCCACAAA